TATTTACCAGTAAATCTCATATATTGAGAAACGCTAAAGCCCAGTATTAAAAGATTGCAATCCGCCTAGTATAAAATGAAGTCCGATTCCGGCCCGATTTTATAAAATTTTTTTCCAGGGCTACGCCCTTATACTAGGAGATTAAATGGCAGAGAACAGCGCCGATATAGCCAAGAGAATTATCTTAGCTAGTATGGCAGAAGGTATGACAGTAGAGGCTGCTTGCGGCGCTGCTGGAAAATCCGGCAAAACTTATGAGTACTATCGTAGGACCGATAAGGCTTTTGCTGATAAGGCAGATAGAACCCGCTTAGGTCTTAAGACTAAGAACTTTGCTGAAACCGATGCTCACGATCTGACCTATGCCCAGTTCTGTGAACGCTATATGAACCACAAGATTTTTCCACACCAGCAGAACCTAGTAGATGTAATCGAAGGTAATGAGCCTTCTTGGAAGCATCCTAGTATGAAGTTTGAAAAGGGTCTAAATAACAACCGTATCCTTATCAACATCCCGCCGAACCACGCCAAGTCAATGTCTATCACGGTGGAATATGTGACTATGAAGGTGGCTCAGAATCCCAACTTTCGAGTCTTGATTGTATCTCAGACCCAGCAGTTGGCAGCAGACTTTCTCTATGCTATTAAGCAAAGACTGACCCACCCCAGCTATGAACCTTTCCAGCAAGCCTATGCTGCCGGTGTAGGCTTTAATAGTAAGTCAGCAACGTGGGCAGCAACGAGAGTTACCTTTGGTGATGAACTCCGTGAGTCATCTGAAAAAGACCCGAACATCGAAGCCGTTGGTATCGGTGGTCAGATCTACGGCAAGCGTGCTGATATGATTATCGTAGACGATGCTGTTACCTTAAAGAATGCCAATGAGTTTGAGAAACAGATACGCTGGTTAACCCAGGACGTAAGATCTCGTCTTAACCCTACTGGCAAATTGATTATTATTGGAACACGTGTTGCTTCCATTGACCTATATCGTGAGCTTCGCTCCGAAGACCGCTACCCAGGTGGTCAAGTACCTTGGACATATCTGGCAATGCCAGCCCTGCTTGAAGCAGATGAAGACCCAGAGAAGTGGGTCACATTGTGGCCAAAGTCAGATATGCCCTTTGATGGACAAGAAGAAGCCGATAAAGATGAGAACGGGTTATATCCCCGCTGGTCTGGTCAGAACTTGTACAACGAACGCCAAGCAATGGATGCAGCAACGTGGGCCTTGGTCTACCAGCAGCAAGATATCTCAGAGAACGCAGCATTTGACCCAGTTATTGTAAAAGGTTCTATTGATGGTATGCGTAAGGCTGGCCGATTAGAGCCAGGCTACCCCGGCCATCCAGCAAGTGTTCAAGGTTTTACTATTGTCTGTGGTATGGACCCAGCTATCGTGGGTGATACAGCAGCTATCTGTTATGCAATTGACCGGTCTACTAGTAAGAGATATATCTTAGATGCAATTAAAATTACCAGCCCGTCACCGCAACAGATTCGTGACATTATTCTTAATTGGACTTCTCTTTATAGTCCTTCAGAGTGGATCATTGAGAAGAATGCTTTTCAGGCGTTCCTAACTCAAGACGAAGGAATCAAACAATTTCTAGCAAGTCGTGGTGTAATCCTAAAAGAACACCATACTGGTAGCAATAAATGGGATTCAGGATTCGGTGTTGCCTCGATGTCTACCCTCTTTGGGACTAAACAAGCAGACGGAAAGCACCACCGAGATAACTTAATACACTTACCTAGTGACCAGTCTGAAATGATTAAGGCTCTTATTGAGCAGTTGATTACCTGGACTCCTACCACTAAGGGTAAGACAGATATGGTAATGGCCTTGTGGTTCTGTGAGATTAGAGCACGAGAGATGCTGAATTATGGTCAGTATGCAACCCACCATATGAAAAATCCTTTCCTAAGCCGCGCTGAAATGGGGCGAAGGATTGTCGTCAACATTGACGAAGCGTTATTAGAACAAAACAAAACATTCGTCTAAGGGAGACAACAATGGCCGGTATGAAACCAAAGAAGCCAGTAATGGCAGCAAAGCCAAAGGCACCAGTTGCTAAGACAACTGCAAAGCCAAAGCCAGGCGCAAAGCCAACAGCAAAGCCAACAAAGATGGCTAAGAATCCAACAGATCGTCCAGGCTTTCTATATGGAAAAGGAACTATCTAATGGCAATTACACCAAGCTTTAAGACAAACGCTGAGGGTGAAGAAGAATACATTGATCGCCCAGCAGTAACTACAGTTCAGTACAACCCAGAGGTTGATGCTAAGTATGCAGCTGGCAAGGCACAAGCACTTGCTACAGATAAGGTCGAGTGGCCAACAAAGGTTAACGGCCTTACTTACTAAAGGATTACAATGTCATTAACAATCAAAGAGGTCACTGCAAAGGTATCTCGTTTACAGACCCGTTACGCTGCGCGTGATGGACGTATGCGTGATGTCCTTTCAGTTCGGCAGGGAGACATCTCAAAGGTTTACCCTGCGATGTTTTCAGAGGAATACTCAAAGCCTCTAGTCGCCAATATTATTGACGTATCTGCTCGTGACCTTGCTGAGGCAATGGCACCACTACCATCATTTAACTGCGCTGCATCTAATATGGTTTCAGATACAGCCCGTAAGTTTGCTGATACACGTGGTCGCATTGCTAACTATTACATTGATAAGTCTGAACTAGGTATCCAGATGTATACCGGCGCTGACTGGTATAACACATACGGAATGCTTATCACACGAGTCGAACTAGACTACGAAGATAACAACCCAATCATTCAGACTATTAACCCTTTTGGTGCATACCCAGAGATGGACCGCTTTGGTCGTTGTCTATCACTTACACAAATTGTAGGTATGGATGCACAGACACTTGCTTCTCAGTATCCTGAGTTTGCAAATGAGATTATTGGGCGTAATTCATACACCCCCGGTTCTCCATATCTATCATTGGTCCGTTACCACGATAAAGACCAAGACCTTATCTACCTACCAGATCGTAAGGACCTAGTCCTTTCACGTACACCAAACCCAATTGGTGAATGTATGGTTCGAGTAGCTATGCGTCCATCTATTGATGGTGAATCACGTGGTCAGTTCGATGATGTATTAGGTGTCCAGCTAGCAAGAGCACGCTTTGCAGTGCTACAGATTCAAGCAGCAGAAAAGTCTATTCAGGCTCCTATTGCTATCCCACAAGATGTACAGGAACTGGCCCTTGGTCCAGATTCTATTATGCGCTCTGCCAACCCACAAGGTATCCGTCGAGTTCCACTAGAACTACCGGCTGGTGTATTTGGAGAATCACAGGCGCTAGAGCGTGAACTTCGTTTAGGTGCTCGCTACCCTGAGACTCGTTCAGGTAATACAGACGCATCAGTTGTTACAGGTCGTGGTGTTCAGGCACTACAGGCTGGCTTTGATACACAGATTAAATCAGCACAGGCACAATTTGCACGACTCTTTGTAGAGTTAGTAGCAATCTGCTTTAAAGTTGATGAGAAAATATTTGGTAATACCATTAAGGAAATTCGTGGAGTAGACGACGGAACTCCTTATGTACTTAAGTACAATCCAGCCAAAGCTATTGCTGGTGACTACACCGTAGATGTCCGCTACGGAATTATGTCTGGTATGAATCCAAACAATGCAACTGTTGCCCTTTTACAGATGCGTTCAGACAAGCTTGTCTCACGTGATTATGTTCGTCGTGAACTACCTATTGAGATCAACGTTACCCAAGAAGAACAAAAGGTTGACATTGAAGAGATGCGTGATGCACTGCGTACAGCAGTAGCACAGACCGCACTTGCTATCCCACAGATGGTATCTCAGGGTCAAGACCCAACAAAGATTCTTGCATCATTTGCAGATATGATTAAGGGTCGTCAAAAAGGACTCAGCATTGAAAGTGTTGTGGAAAAGGCGTTTACGCCTGAACCTCAGCCTGCACAACCAGAAATGGGAATGCAGCCCCCAGTAGCAGGTATGGCTCCCGCCTCTGCCTCGCAGCCAAGTATGGAACAACCTGGCGGTGCAGCCCCTGCTGCTGGCGGTCCACAAGCCCCACAAGGAAGACCAGATATAGCATCATTGCTCGCTTCAATCGGCGGCGCGGCATAACTCTAAGGGGGTGAAATATGAACAAGGGATCACAAGCACCAGCACCAATGTCAAAGCCAATTCACGGCGCATCAGGAGCAGGAGCAAAGGTAACAGGCGGAGATGTCAAGCAGCCTTTCGCTGGAGCAGCTAAGCCAGGCAAGAAGGTAAAGAAGTAATTAACTTTAGATGGGAGGCCGGACGTGAACCACAACGGTAAAGATGTGCCACGTCCGGTACGCCCCACTGATGCTTTAGTAATAGTGACTGAGTTGTTATTTAATATCAGTCAAGTAGTAGCGACCTTCTTTGAGTCGTTAATGGAATTATCTATCTATCATTCAAATCGTACAACCAAGGTCAATAAGATTTGGGACGATTTTGCACAAGATTTAGAAACTATACAGGAGGATACAGATGGCGCTTGATGAAGCGACAAACCCAGTAAAGGGTGTATCAGGTCCAGGTAAGTTTGCTAAGCGTACTGACCTTCAGGTTCAGTCAACAGGATACGGCGACAAAGTTGCATATAATGCAAACAAGTCAGGTGCTCCGCTTGCTACAGCGCAGAAGTCACCATTGCTTTCACAGGCACCACAAGTTCAGCCAACACAAGGTGTAGGTCTTTATGACAAGACTCAACGCCCTAATGAGCCAATTACTGCTGGCGTTAATATGGGTGCTGGACCTGGTTCTGAAGCGCTTATGATGAATCAAATTAGTAATGATGATAAAGATATTGTTGCAAAGTATTTACCATCATTGACTTCTATGGCTTCAGCTCAAGACACTCCTCAATCATTTAGAGCGTTTGTAAGTTTTCTTCAAGGGTCTTTATGAACCAGTTTGTCAGTGATGTAACAGCATTTGTTGACGCTCTTGGTTATGAATATCCAGGCGTAGTAATTTCACTTGCAAATATTCCTTGGGAATCAGATCAAGATAGAGACGATTTTATTAAGTATCTTACAAGAGAGGAGTAAAAGTGGCTAATTATTGGGACACCATTAAAGGCGCTATTGCTTCTTATGTTGGAAAAGGTTTAGCAGTACCTGTAGCAAATGTTGCTTCTGGTTTTGCTGGTTCTGCTGCTGGAAAAATAGCACCTCAAGCAGATACTTCTTTAGTGTCTGCATCTGCTGCTGCTCCAATTCTTGAAGCCGGGCAAAAAGCCGGTAAAATTATTCTTAACACTATGGTAAAGCCAGCCGAAACAATCAAGGCAGATGCTCTTTTTAACCTTGGTATGAAAGAAGCTAATAAGGCTTATGAATTTTTATATCCAAAAGTAACACAACCTTTAACAACTGCAATTCTTTCTGCTGCTGAATTACAAAAACTTCAAATTCCAAATGTTGTAGAAAATTGGAAACTTGGTAAAGAAGTAAGCCCAGGACAAGCAGCAATTGGCGAGTACGTTGTCCCAGCTATTAATAAATATTTTAATATTGCAAATCCAGATGACCGTAAAAATACTTTTGAAAAAAATATGTTTGGCAAGATTTCTTCAGGGTCTTTAGATGGGCTTGTTAACTGGTATGCAGATCCATTAGTTCTTATTGGAAAAAGTGCAGGCCTTGCTCGAAAAGCTGCGTTAATTAAACCAATTGAATCAGCGGAAGACATTGTTCGTCTCCGTAAAGATTTAGACCAACACGGATTATTTGTAGAATCAGGTGGAGTATTAGGACGCGAAACTCCTATTGGTACTGCTGTAAACTCATTAGTAGGAAAAACTGCTGCTGAGGTGTCAACACATCCTCTTATCACAAGAAGCACAAATCCACGTTTACTTACTGCTCTTATGGGTGAAGCAAATACCTACGAAGATGGTGCAAACTTTATTGCAGCAGCAGCAGGAGACAGAGCATCACTAGCCAAAATTGCAGAATCTCGCGCTTCTATTGCAGATGAGATTCAACGCTCACAAGATTTACTAGACCCAGTAGCCAAAAGATATGCCAATATTGAATGGGGCGCTGGGGCTAATATTAAAAACCTTGAGCCAACAATTGAAGAATATGATCGTTTAACCAAGGTGCTAGATGACCTTAAGTTGCGAGATGAAAACCTTGCACGTGCTATGGATGAACGCCTTGGCGATTATCGTGTTATTAATGATTATACTTCAGCAGCTGATGTTAACTTGTTTAACAAGAACATAGGTGTTGCTATTGAAAAGGCACGTATTCGTGGTGCAGAACTTAAGCACGACTTTTCCTTTTATACAGAAACTTTTCAGAAGACTCCATTCTCACGACCTGTAGCAGTAATTCAAGCAGCATTTAATAAGTTGCCTAATGGCATCATTCGCATTGATGGTGGCCCTATGGCTGACTCAGCAAATGAAATTAAGTATGCTCTTAACTCAGTACCGGTACTACGTAACCCAGAATATTTACCAGTAAAGACACAACTGTATTCAGATTATGCACTTGCTAGAAACTCTACAGAACGCCTTGCTCAAGTAGAAAATATTGAGCAAGAGGTAGCAAATATTATTGCTCTTGAAAATGGCTTGTCTCTTGAAGAAGCAAGTATGTGGTACAAGTCATTTGGATCAGTTCGTCGTGGCATTATGAATGCTATCGGAACTAAGGGTTTTTGGGTTGATGACAACGGTAAGTTAGTTACATCTCCTTTCTGGAAATCAGAAATGCCTAACGTAGTTGCTATGATGGACTTTAAGGATTTTGATAGTTTTCTTAAGTTATACAAGAGACTTGTGCCATCAGGTGAAGGTATAACAAAAGCAGGATTAAATGCACGTCTTATAGGCAAAGAACTTGAAGATGTGATGGATTTTGCTAACTCATTATTCAAAGCATCTGTTCTTACACGTATGGGATACCCAATCCGTAACACTATTGACGGTCAACTTCGTGCAGCACTTGCTCTTGGTTCTATTGCTAAAACTGATGAAGTTCTTAAAACATTCAAAACTAACCTTGGAACAAGAACAAAATTAGCCAACAACTTTGTTGCTGAAACAATTTCTGCTACAAGACCTGCTCAACTTAATACACAAATTGGTAAGTTAATTCAAGAACGTCAAAGCATTATTAATGTTCGTGAATCAATACTTAATGAGTTAACACCTAAAGCATACTACGCTAACGCATCTGGAACATTTGGCAAGCAAGTAACACCAGAAGCTGTTGAACTTGCAATTACATCTAAGTCTAAGCCTTTGTTGAAAGAATCAGATCGTCAGGCTTATTTTGACCTTATGGAAAAACGCAAAAACCAAAAGGGTCTTTTGTTCTCAGATGATAAAATAAAATTTGAAAAGTTACAAGGAAAAGCATTTTCAAGATATGTGCGTCAAGAAATTGTACCAAGCCTTCCAAAAGGAACAACTCTTGTATACGCTGATTATTTAAGCGGTAAAGTTTTTTACAAGATTCCTGGAAGCACGGGTCGTTTGCCTAAAGGTGCAATACCTGAAATTGAAGCACGTAGAGGTGTTCCTTCAAGTATGCTTGCAGATGAACTTGAATCAACTGGTTTGCTTAACTTACGTGCAAAGGGTCCAATCCAATACCCAAATATAAAAGTTATTACTTCTTATGAAGTAGCACGCGGTGAAGGTTTTGAAGAAATCGCAGACCTTCTTGGTCAAGACCAAATGATGCGTATCCGTCGCTTTCAAGAACTTGCTGATAAAATCGATAATCAAATTCTTGAAAAGATTCAACAATCTCAGTTTCTTGCTGAGCGTCGCGCAGAACTTAAAATCATTAAAGCTGGAGAAGGCGATGAAATATTCATTTCTCCTAATGGCAAGAAGGTTACTGCAGACGGAGCATTTGCAGGACCTAATGGTTCATTAACACGAGCTGAGGCTTCAAGCCAAGGATCGCTTAACTGGATGACAGAAGGCCAGGCTTATCTTAGTTTTGATGCCGCAAAGGGTTCTAAAACTTTAACATCAGCTCTTTCGCTAAGCGAAAACAGAGTAAGGGTTGATCCAGGAGACCCTCAGTACTTTAATGAAATGTCAGTATTTGCCAATCGCATTTTGCGTAATGATCAATTAGCTATGCAAATTCTTGAAGGTGTGCCAGACACAAAAATTGCTGAATGGTTAAAGAGTGAAAAGGGTGCTTTCTACCTTAAAGAAATCAACGCTGATATCAAAAAGGTCGATGCGCTTACACACGTAAAAGAAGCACGCTCACGTATTACCAAGTTGTTTCCAGACCAGCAAGTACGTTCTCTTCTTGCAAGAGAAGAACTTAGTCCAGAACAATTTGATTTGCTTATGCGCGGAACTCCTAACTTAATTCCTATTGCTGGACGTTCTCTAGTAGAAGATACGCTTCGCTATAATAAGGGTGTAATTAAGACAACTATTAATAACGCACTTTCAAGATTATTTAAGATCATCGGTTCAACTCCTGAAGACAACCTTGTAGCGTGGCCATTCTATAACAGCCTTTACAAGAAACAACTTCAGGTTGAAATTAACCTTGCTGAAGGTATGGGCAAGAATATTCAGGACCCAGACCTTATTATTCAAATGCAACGTACTGCTCACGCTCAATCACAAAAAGTACTTAAAGATGTTTTGTACAGAATCAGTAATAATACTGGTATTTCTAACTTGATGCGTTTTGTGGTTCCATTCTTTAATGCTCAGTACAATGCAGTTAAGGTCTATGGAAAGTTCTTTTTAGAAGATCCTTCACGTATGGCACGTGCTCAACAAATTTGGAATCTACCAAATCGTGTTGCAACAGTAGTTGACAGCGATGGTAAGGAAGTTCCACCAGGAGCGCCACCATCAGAAAACCAGTTTATTCTTTTTACAATACCAGCTGGTGTTCAAGGTCGCTTTGGTATTCCAAAGGGTTATCAGGTATCAGTACCTAAAAACAGCCTTAACGTTTTTCTAACTGGCGATAACCCATTAGCGCCATCATTTGGAACACCAGTCACAATTCCGGTATCTATGTTGGCTAACAGCAGACCAGAAAAAGTTGAAAACTTTAGAGTATTCCTTAAAGATTTTTTTGGTGAGCAAACTTCAAATGCAGTAATGAATAGCATAATTCCATTTGGCAAAGCACCAGCAAACCCTTGGAAGTTGTTACTACCAGCTGCTGGTCAGAAATACGCTTCTCTTCAATCTGGACTTGATGATGCAACTTATAGTCGTTCTGTAGCAAGTGCTATGAAGACACTTCGTTACGAATGGGAAATGAATGGAAAGGTTGGAAAACAACCTAACTTTAAGGATGCAACAGACCTGGCTAACCAGTTGTGGAAGATTCGCATTGCAGCTAACTTAAGCCTTCCGTTCACTTTTACATTCCGTGCTGAATGGCAACCTATTATGGATGATTACCGATCAGCATTGCTTGACCCAAAGGTTGGCAAGACTAAAGTTGACGATTATATTCGTGATAAGTATGGCGATTTAGGCTATCTTATGACAGCACCAACAAGTAAAAATAAGACCAACTTAAACCCAACTATTGGTGCTGTTGTAAATGCAAAAAAATACTCAGCGCTACTTGGCGAAATGGATAAGTTAAATGCGCCTGGACTTGTAGGGTTTATAGCAAATTATGGCAATAACTCAGACAAGTATTCAGATGCTGCTGCTAACTATTTCCGTAATAAGGGTGTGCGTTCTAACGGAGAAATCAAGTATACAGAATCCCGCGCCACAGAAGATATTATTACTGATCGTGAAGAAAGTCTAGGCTGGAACTATTACGAGAGGTTTGCAAAACAACGTGATGCAGTACTTGCAAAATATGGCATCAAGAGTATCAATTCTACTGCAGCGCAACAAATGGGACTTACTGCAAAGTGGGAAGCAGCAGTTAATGGAATCAAGGCATACTTGCCATCTTGGGCTGAAGCTTATGATAACTCTGTTGGTGATTACACAAAAACCAAACGTTATGTAAAAGGTCTCATAAAGACTCTTGGCGATAAAAAGTGGATGACTGAAAATGGCAATACATCAACTATGTTAGCTGTTAAAGATTATGTCCTTAATAGAGATTATGTTGCTAAGGAACTAGAGAACCGTAAGAAATATCTTGGAGTATCCGGTCTTGAAAATCCTGCAAACGCAGATCTAAAAGAAAAGTGGGATGACTACATCTTAAGACTTAAACTTTACGATACTGGCTTTGCTGACTTCTATACACGATATCTTGAAAATGACAACTATGATGTAATTGAGGTGAACAAGTAATGACCTGGACTAAAGATAAAAATGGCACCTGGGTCTGGACTGCAGATGGCAAGGGCAATCCAAACAAGCCTGGAGATAATAACACTCCTCCTCCTTCTTTTGATACAAGTGGTACATCTGGAACTACTGGTGGCACTTACACAGTAGATGTTGGATTTGGACTCACAGATAAAGATGGCAAAGCATTACTACTATCACCAGTTCAAATTGGTTCTTATATTGCAACCCTTGCTGGAACAGATCCAAAGGCTTATGCGCGAATAAAGGCAGCAGTAGCTTCCCTTACCGGTAAGACAAAGCTTGACCCAAATTATGTTGGTGGTTATGTTGAGAAACTTGCTACTAATATTATGGCATCTTCTGATATCCTTGCTAGATCAGGAAGTATAGAAGATTACATTAAGACTGCAACAACCAATGCCAGTGGTGGGAACCAAACAAAACCACAGTCTTATATCTCTAGCCCTACACAAGCCAAGTCTGATATCAACACAGCTTTTAAGAATACCCTTGGAAGAGATGCAACTGATAAAGAAATAACAGCGCTTACTACAATTCTTAATGATGCTCAAAAGAAGAACCCGTCAACATATATTAACGGTGTTACTTATGGTGGTCTTGACAAAAACCAGTTCTTGGTTGATGTTATTACATCCGGTAAATATGATGCAAAGCCAAAGGCATATCCAGGCATTCTTGCTAACTTAGCAAAAGAAGCTGCAGATGTTAAGGCAACTGGAGAAGCAAAGAAGACAGGCACAGAAGCAGCTCAAGTACTCAGCAATAAACAAGCTATTCTTGGAACTGCTTTTAATAATGGAATTAAACTTGATGATACTCAGGTACAGGGATACCTAGACGCTATTAAGGCTGGTAAAGATATATCTGAAGTTCAACAGGAACTTCGCAACAATGCTTCTGTTGGTATGCCAGATAGTATAAAGAAAATGATTGAAGCAGGTTCAGACCTCAATGCAGTCTATTCTCCTTACAAACGTATTATGGGTTCTAGTTTAGATATAGACCCTAATACAATTGACCTTAATGACCCAGCACTTCGTATGGCTATTGGGCCTGATAAGGAAATGTCTTTGTATGATTTTAGCAAAGCAATTCGTCAAGATAGCCGATGGAAATATTCACAAGAAGCTAACGATGAAGTCGGCAGTATGATCAATCAGGTCAAGCGCGATTTTGGATTTATGGGGTAACTGATGGCAAATACAACAGATATTGCTGGTATTGAAGCAGCTTCTAAAGCAGTTCCCAAAAAAAGCATTCCATCAAGAGTTAATACAAATACATTAGAAGGAATTGCTGCAGCATCTGGTTTCTCTAGTACTCCTGCATCTACTGGTGGTAACACAAAATCAGGTGGTGATGCTAAAACAATCACCAACCATAAAGATAATGGTGATGGTACATACACTATTACTTATTCAGATGGAACTTCTGAAACGTTTGGAACTAAGACCGCTACTGGTGGAACCGTTGCCAAGCCAACTACTGATACAAAGCAGGCAGATGCCTATCAGCGTCTGTATGATGAATTTAACGCACTTGGATTGGGTTCATTAGTATCAGATGCTAAAAACCTTTTGATGAATGCTACTTCTATTTCAGCAATGCCCGATGCCTTGCGTGGCACTAAAGCCTATATGACTAGATTTTCTGCTAATGATGATCGTATTAAAGCAGGACTTGCGGCGCTAAGCCCAGCAGAGTACCTTGCCAAAGAAGACGCATATCAAAGCCTTATGCGTAACTATGGACTTCCTGCTTCTTACTACACAGTAGGTGCAAATGGTAAACAAGAAGGATTTGATAAACTTATTGCTAGTGATGTATCAGCGGTTGAACTAGAAAATCGTATCGCTACCGCTCAACAGCGTGTGCTTAACTCTAATCCAGAAGTTCTTAGCGCACTCAAGCAGTTCTATCCAGACATTAGTAATGCTGATATCTTGGCTTATGCGCTTGATCCTAAGAATGGTCTTGATGCAATTAACCGCAAGGTTACAGCAGCTGAGATTGGTGGAGCAGCGCTCCAACAGGGTCTAAAGGCTAACGGAGGTACAGCAGAGTCACTAGCAGGTCAGGGCATCACTAAGGCTCAGGCTCAGGCTGGATATGCAGACGTTGCTGATATGACCCCACGTGGTTCACAACTTGCTGATATCTATAACCAAGGACCTTACAACCAGTCAACAGCAGAAGCTGAAGTATTTAACACAGCAGGTGCCGCTGAAGCAAGAGCAAAGCGTAAGAAGTTAACATCACTAGAGACTGCACAATTTAGCGGTTCATCTGGTGTTGGAGCACTTGGTAAGGACCGTCAGAATCCTTACGGCACAACACAATCTGGTTACGGCCAGTACTAACTAAGCCTACCTTGAGAGATACCGGCGTTCAAGGAGTGATAGCTAAGACCGGTAGTAGAAGCCACATAGACAAACCCCAAGTCTATGTGTGGTCTGCGATTCAAACTAAATGAATGGGAGATGGACTATGTCCAATTTCGAGTACGAGGACGACGAAGACGATTTCACCACACCGGTGAATGAAGGCAATGATCTCGTCAAACAACTGCGTAAAGCAGCAAAGCAAAAGGATAAAGAACTGGCTGAGCTTCGTGCTCAGTTTGGTGAAATTTCCAAAGCCCAACGTGAACGGAACATCAAGGACGTTCTCGAATCTCGTGGAGTGAATAGCAAAATTGCTAAGTTCATTCCAACGGACATTGACCCAACTGAGGAGTCTTTGTCTAAGTGGCTAGATGAAAACGGAGATGTCTTCGGATTCTCTACTACTGAATCTAACCAGGCAGCTGTTGACCCAGCTCAAGCTGCAGCATACAAGCGAATGAATGAGACCACTGACCAGGGCTTAACCCCTGATTCATCAGATGATCTTATGCGTCGCCTGTTATCTGCTAATTCTAAAGAAGAGCTTGACGAAGTTATCAGAATGTCTGGACTCTAACCCTAACCGAAAGGCAATACCTAAATGGCAATTCCAGGTGGAACACTCACCGGTACATCCGCTATTAGCAACTTGGTGCAAACAGCGTACGATCAGTACGTTCGTATGGCACTTCGTAGCATTCCAGTAATGCGTGCTCTTGCAGATGTTAAGCCGGTACAGCAGGCGATGCCAGGTTCATCAGTTGTATTCTCAATCTACTCAGACCTCGCTCAGGCGACAACGACTTTGACAGAAGCATCAGATGTATCTTCAATCGCTCTTGGTAATCCTAACCAGATTACAGTAACACTACAAGAATACGGCTCAGCCGTAACAACAACAAAGAAGCTCAATATGACTTCTTTCAACGATGTAGATGCAGCACTTGCTGACATCATCGCTTACAACGCTGCAGACTCAATTGATGCTGTAGTTGCTTCAGTTCTTACTTCAGGTACTAACATTATCTACGCAGGAACAGCAACAACAACAAACACAATCACTTCAGCAATGAAGATGTCTGTTCAGGATATCCGTGAAGCAGTAACAGAACTTCGCACAAACAAGGCTCTGCCTCGTATTGGTGAACTATATGCTGCTTACCTACACCCACGTCAGACAGCCGATCTTCGTGCTGAAACTGGTACTGGTGGATTCCAGGCACTAACCCAGTACGTAGACCGCACTCCATTCGTGGCTGGTGCTGTTGGCGTAATCGAAGGTGCCTTCGTTGTAGAAACACCTCGCGTTCCATACGCAGCAAACTCAGGATCAGTCAACGTCTACAAGGCTGTTGTAGCTGGTCGTGAAGCACTTGCAGAAGCACAAGGACAGGACATCTCAACAGTTGTCGGTCCACAAATTGATGCTCTGCGTCGTTATCACACAATTGGTTGGTACTACTTCGGTGGCTTCAACCTATTGCGTACTGCAGCGTTGTATCAGATTCAATCTGCAGCGACAAACGGTTAATCAGTAGTTGATTAACTCTGGTACATCGGAGCAATCCGGTGTACCGGGGTCAGTTCACTAAGGAGAACTAATGGCATATCAAGCAACAACACCTTGGGAGTATCAGACCTGGGGAGCAAACCAGTCTTGGCCTGATAAGTACTCACGCCTTGCAGCGCGTCCTATTGTGGGCGGTACATACACAGGTGAGATTAACCCTTACCTTACTGATATCGCACGTGGTGTTACGCTGATTGTTACTGGTACCACTGTTGAAGCAACCTTGTATCCATATCAAGATACTTTGGCTGCAGCAGATTTCTATATCTTGGGTGGGCATACACAGCAGATAACAGACGCGCAGGCAGAAATTCTAATTGCAGCAGGCTATGGAGATTACGTGGAGCCAATCGTATGACATTACACCGCAAGCAGACACACCCAGTAGAAGTAGAAGGTTGCTTTGGGTGCAAGTTAGGAACACTGCAACTCTCACGTGGAGATGCCCGCCACGATGGAGTGATGAGTGCTAAGGCCCACGACAAAGAATTAGGTTCTTACTATGACGCTTTGCGTCAGGGTATTGAGCCAGTATCAACTAAGACAAAAGATATTCAAGCGGCAGTCCGGTTATCAAATGATACTGGTGTGGCCTTTGATGGTAACGCAATCTAACAAGGAGAAACAAATGGCAGATAAGTCACAGTCAACTGACTTCGTTCCATTCGACAGAGTAAACAAGGGTGGAATCATTCCTTCAATGCCTGTTGGTAACGGAGTACCAGTAACAACATCAGGATCAAAGGCAACATTTTCTGGTGGCAAGAAGTCGGTGAGCAAGTAATGTGTGCTAACTGCGGTTGCGGATATGCAACATATGATGACCTTCAGACAGGTGCTGGCAAGGGTGAGATGGAATGGAAGAACGAACTCACTGAAAAGTCAGAGGCTGAATAATGGCAGCGAAAAAAGGAATGGGCTTTGCGGCAGCGCAGAAGTCAATTGCAAAGAAGCAGGGAATCCCGATGAAGAACGCTGGCGCTATTTTAGCTGCGGGTGCTCGCGGGGCGAGTGCGTCTGCTAAGAAGGCTAACCCAAACCTGAAGAAGGTTAAGGGTATGAAGAAGAAGATGGGCTAATGAAGAAAGAATTTTGGGACACAAAGAATCCTAAGAAACATTCCTCAAAGTTAACATCTGAACAGAAGTCAAAGGCTAAGGCTAAAGCCAAGGCTGCAGGACGACCATATCCAAATCTAGTAGATAATGCAGCGGCATCAAGAAAGAAGAAGTAATGGCAACTCCAGCGTGGCAACGAGCAGAAGGTAAGAACCCTAAAGGTGGACTTAATGCTAAGGGACGTGCAAGTGCTAAGGCACAAGGCAGCAACCTAAAACCACCTGTTAAAGCTGGCGATAACCCACGCAGAGCAAGTTTCCTTGCACGTATGGGTAATGCCCCAGGTCCAGAACATAAGCCTAATGGGGACCCAACACGTTTGCTGTTATCACTACAAGCGTGGGGCGCATCTAGTAAAGCAGATGCTAAGAAAAAAGCGGCAGCAATTTCTGCTCGCAACAAGAACAAGAAGAAGTGAGGTGGAGTAGGTGCCATTAGGAGATTACGGATCAACGCTCAACGACGAATTAAATCGTCTAGCAAACGGTGGCACCTACCCTGCTCGCCAAGATTACAAGGACCAAGCAGGAGCAGCACAGGCTTGGGCTGCAGCTAGAGGTGTCAACCTTCGTTCAGAAGTAAGCGATGTAGTAGGTGTACTCAATTACATCAATGGTGTTACAGACCGCAAACTATTCCTAGACCTTGCTGGTATCTGCAACTCACTGGCTGGTACTACTCAGCTTGAGCCAGCAGCAGCGCTACGTCAGGTGGCTTCATAATGACTGCTACCTATAACCTTGTATGCCCACAGGCTACAACATTTACATTTCAGTTCAAGGTCGAGACAGACGGAGTACCTTGGAACTTAACTAATTACACAGCAACTATGACAGTGCGCCCATTTACTAACTCAACAACTACATCCTTGCTGGCTACTACTGCCAATGGCAAGATTGTTCTTGATACTGCAAATGCTAGAGCGACAGTCACATTTACTGCAAGCGAGACCAACATCAAGGCTGAGTCATATGTCTATGACTTTGTCTTTAATTCTGGCTCAGTTATTACACGTCTGCTTGAAGGTAAGTTTATTGTGGTAGCCGGAGTAACGGTATGACCAGTGAAATTATTGTTGTCAGCCCATTAACTACAACAGTTACTATTCCTGGTTCCAACGTTGAGACTCTAGTAATTATTGAATCAGCTGAGCCACAAACTTCTGTGGTCTTCTCAGCAGATCAGGGACCGCAGGGTACCCCAGGTGATACCGGTCCAACCGGTCCTGCCAATACCCTGACCATTGGAACTGTTACAGGTTCGACTACTGCTACAGCGACTATCACAGGAACATCACCTAACCAAACTCTTAACTTAGGTTTACCACGTGGTGCAACAGGTGCTACTGGCCCTACTGGTAGCCAAGGACCAACAGGTCCTACCGGTGCTACCGGACCTCAAGGCTCAACCGGACTTACTGGTCCTACCGGTGCTCAGGGACCAACTGGTCCAACTGGCTCTACAGGTCCAACAGGAAGTACCGGTCCTACGGGCGCTACAGGCGCTACAGGAGCCGCAAGTACCGTGCCTGGACCTACAGGACCAACCGGTTCTACAGGCCCTACAGGGGCTACTGGAGCCACTGGAGCAGCATCAACCGTACCTGGCCCTACTGGTCCAACAGGACCTGCTGGCGCTACAGGTGCCACTGGTCCACAAGGACCAACAGGTGCCACAGGTAGCACAGGTTCTACAGGTCCTACCGGACCACAAGGAATTACAGGACCAACTGGACCGCAAGGTGCAACAGGTTCTACGGGAGCAACAGGAGCAACAGGTGCAACAGGAGCGACTGGACCTACAGGTCCTCAAGGAAGCACAGGATCTACAGGACCGACAGGGGCTACTGGCTCTACCGGAGCTACTGGAGATACTGGACCAACTGGTGCCACCGGACCCACAGGACCAATAGGTCCAACAGGTCCAACTGGAAGTACAGGTGCAACTGGAGCCACTGGTGCTACTGGTGCTACAGGTTCATCTGGTGTAATTGCAGTCAACGCACCAATAACAAACTCTGGTTCTTCAACATCTGCAACTTTGGGAATTAACGAAAGCTCAGACCAGTTACTACTTTCAAATCAAGTATTCGGATAGGAATATAAATGGCAACATTTACTAAAACACTTCTTTCAGGCTCATCACAGGGTCAGCCAATCACAGTTGTGCAAACTGCCTCAACTGGTACAACTATCCACGCAACAGGTACATCATCATCAATCATTGACGAAGTATGGCTCTACGCTAACAACACATCTACTTCACCAGTATTGCTCACAGTGCAGTTCGGTGGAACCGGCTCAGTGCAACACGCAAAGCCAATCACTCTTGCTCCACAGTCAGGCGATGTTCTCATTGTCGCTGGCTTGCCTTTGACTGGTGATGGCTCTGCTGCAAAGACTGTCTATGCTTTTGCTGCAACTGCATCAGTAATCACAATCTCAGGTTATGTGAATCGCATTTCCTAATGAAGTGGCTTGCTCTTTATCTAGTAACAGTTTTGGTAATCCTAATTTGGAATCACGCGAGGTGTAAGAATGGCTAATCCTAATCGTCGCGGTCAAGCGGGTTCACCTGTATCAACTGGATCAACAGGAGCTACTGCAACCCCATTCACAAACACACACTTCATCCTTCCTTACGGCTTGCGCTTACAACAGACAATCAACGCTGGCACAACATCAGTGACAATTCCTGCGGGAATCACATTCGTCTATGCCATCGCAGTTGGTGGTGGTGGTGGTGGTTCAGGCGGAGGTGCTGGTGGTGCAGGTGCTGTTGCTTGGGGTTGGACTCTTGCAACTTCTTTTTGCGTTGTTGGTGCAGGTGGAACATCTGCTGTATCAGGATCTTATACTCGTTATGGAAATGTTATTGCCGGTGGCGGTGGAACTGGTGGCGGTTCTGGATCAATAGGTGGCGGCGCAGGGAATGCTAGTAATGCAACAACTAATTATTGGGGAATACCAGGAGGTGTTGTTGGAACTGCGACAACAAACGGAAATATTGGAGCAGGCGGCGGTGGTGGTGGTAATTCCACAACCAATGGTGTTGCTGCAACAAATGGTGGCAGTGGAATTTCAGGTGGTGGCGGTGGGCAAGCAAACATAGCAGGTTCAGCAACAAACACAGGTGGCAACGGCGGTAATGGTTTAGCAGGTGGAGGTGGCGGCAGAGGAGTCAGTTCAACAACTTCAAATGTTGGTGGTAACGGCGGCAATGGAATCAATATCCTCACTAATGCGGTTACGACAGGTGGTACAGGAACCACAGCGGGTTCAGGTGGTACAGGTGCAGGTGGTGGTGGTGGTGGTATTGCAGGCAATGGCAGTAATGCTTCAGGCACAACCGCTGGTAATGGTGGACTAGGTGGCGGCGGCGGTGGTGGTGGTGCAACCAGCGGCAACGGCGGCGCAGGAATACTTTATCTTTTCTACTAGGGAGCAATTATGAGTTCAACAATATATTCAAATTCATCATTTACAGATTCACCTTATGGACTCAAACTGCAACAAACAATTACGGCAACTGGTACAACATCAGTAACAATCCCAACTGGCATCAACCGAGTCTATGCAATCGTCATCGGCGGTGGTGGTGCTGGAAGCACACAGACAACAGGTGGTGGTGGTGGCGGTGGAGCAGGTGGTTACTCTGCTGGTTGGACTTATATTTCAAACTCAGTAACAGTTGGAACTGGCGGTACTGGTACTTCAACTGCTGGTCTTGCTAATAGTGGCAATTCATCAATTTATGGAATGGTGATGGCTGGGGGCGGTGCAGGTGCCGGCGCAACTATTACCAATGGTGGTGCTGGCGGTGGAGCAACAACTTCAAGTGGTAACACTTCAACGATTTCTTACACTGCTGCTCCTACTGCGGGCGCAGGTTTTGTTGGATACGCAAGCGGAGCAGGAAACTCAACTGCTGCTCCTGGTGCTGGAGTATCAACAGGCGGCGGTGGTGGAATTGCAACTACAACTGGAAATCAAACAGGCAATGCTGGTGGGCGTGGATTGATTTGCGGTGGGGGTAGTGCTACCGGAACAACTGGAGTAAATAACCCGGGTGCTGGTGGTACTGGTGATTTCTATGCTGGTGGTACTGGCGCATCAGGAACAGGTCTTTTATTTGGTGGCGGTGGTGGTGGTGCAGGTATTTCTGGCGCTGGCTCAAACGCATCTGCAAACAATGGCGGTAACGGCGGTTCAGGTGGAGGCGGTGGAGGCGGTGCTTCTACTGGTGGCACTGCTGGCTCAGGCGGCAACGGCGTTGTCTATCTTTACTACTAGGGAGTGATTATGGCTATCAGATACGAATACAACTCAACTTGTTGCGGTCATCTCTATATGGAAACACGCAACCCTCAAGATCAGCAGGTTGTCACAAAGTGCAATTCTTGCGGTCAAGGTGAATATGTCTTGAGCGCTGAGGTTGATTTGGATGCAACACCTGTAGAATAGTTTTATGAAAATAGCGGTTTATACTATATGTAAGAA